ATTGTCGCGGTATCTCCTTAAAATAGGGAATACTCTAAGGCCTATATTAAGTATGAGTATAAAACTCTCTTAAGTAGCCCAGGTATTTATTTCCTTTAAGGAGATGTTTCTCACTTAAGAGTGATAAGAAAGCAACAATAAATTTATTTTATGGTTCTCGAATAAAGCGGTTTATTGTATAAGCAATCACACATTTATATTATTTTATGCAGAGCAAATTAAGTGCATCATCAAACTCCAAATAATCATAAAATATATTCTTACCCAGTCTGTGGCCTGCTCGACTCACTCCGGACGCAGCCGAATATGTGAGTGAGTGGCCCTCACAATCTGATCTTATTTATATTTTAATTTGGTTGGAAAAACTTATTTTGTCCATTGATTCGAATCAGAGTTCTGTCAGTGTACTCGAACACAGAATGCGTCACGCTTGGTTTCACTTCCTAATTGTATTTCATATTCGTTTATTAACTTATGTATTTCATATTGACTAATATAAATTCCTAAAAAGTGAACTGGCTGGATGAACTTATATATGTACCGTTCATCCTGTCCGTCCACTGATCTGAGAGAGGACAGGTATTACATTCCTCGATGTGTGGTTTGTTGGACGAGCCATCCCTCAGACTGGGATTAACTACTTCCTACTTCTATCTATATGCGTATGCGGAAGCATCTTAAAACCGAAACTAAAAGGGGAGTTCGTCCCAGGTTAGCGGCTATCGTATCAGGCTAAACAGGGATCGAACCACCGGGAGCAAGGAAGAATATACATAACCTTCTGAGTTCTTAACAGGTTGAGCTATCCTCCCGGCTCCTAAAAATATAAGGTTTGTGGTTAACATAAGGGTCCTCACGACAGTGGAGAGGTGAGTATTGAACTCTCACACTGTCATGAGCACCAGACTATGGGGTTGCTGTCAGTTGAATGCTATTATGCATTAGCGAGCTGAGCTAGCCCCATAATCCTTTAATCCCTTTCTGGTTCTCCTAGATAAAGAGGATCGTCATCAGAGGAATCTTCGCCAGGGTGAGGAAGCGCCGCCTCAAGGACACGAGCCAAGTTCTGGCGAGCCTCCTCCTCATCGTCTGAACTGCTGGGACTATCTAAAAGGTCAGAGACAAAGCGTCCTCCTATTTTATGGTGGCGAGGGTGTTTTGGACATATGCTAGGATGTGTCTTTAGAATCTTAGGAGCTAAGGCTTTATCTTCTTCCTCATCTGAAGTATCAGGCCCAGTGGATATATAAGTTCTTCCTTCGGGTCTGACTATACACCAACCAGGGGGCAGCATAGCACAAGCAAATTCTGCTATTTCTTGATGTGTTTCACTGCCATCTAGTGGTTCTCTTGCTCTATCATCTACATCCTCCATCGGGAACCATTCTTGTACTTCAGTACTGGAAGGAATAGCTATATTCTTAGTCTCTGGATCCTCATTCCATGACACCCTCTCCTTTTTTCCAGGAATGAACCATCCATAAGCCTTTATCCCAGCATATATAGTCTCAGGAATCCCAGCTTGTCCAATTCTGGGAGTACCTTCACATGCCAGCTGGCCTTTATGCCATCTGATGGCTTTGATGGATAGAGCCTGGGCTGAAAGGGGAGTGTAATTTGCTTCAGTGGCAAAATGTACAAATTGATCTTCTACAGAATTTCTGATATATCTGGTCCTAATAAGCCTTTTGGACCAAGGAGCAGGGGTTTGTAGTGGCCTATGATGAGGCTGAGCTCTGAAAAGATAAGGAGTTCCTGTTGCCAATACTTCTGCACTAATTTCCCACACAATAGTATAGCATGAAGCAGGTCCACAACAATAATCTGTAATACCTTTGTGGTGATCACTGCCCAAACAGACTGAGATCAAAGTCAAATTCCTGAAGAGCTGAATCTGAAATCTCCCCATCCCATTCAACTGTCCAGTCCATGTTAGGCAACCCAGTCCCGGGTTCCTCATCCAAATGATCTCTGGATGATTGTCCTTCTCCTGGGTCCTGTAGAAGTGTAGAATCTGTTGACAAGCTGCTCTGGGGCTCCGGCTGTTGATTGGGAATAGGCTGATGACCGGGAGATATGGTCCGTTCGGTCGCTCTTCGCTTCCCACCAGATCCTTGCATCTGGTAACTAGCAATTCTTTTGCAGAGAAGATCGTCCCACTTTGTAAGCTGAAGACTAGAACGAACATCAAGGGGTAGGTTGGGACACCTATATCTTAGGTGTCTCCAACACTGGGAAACAGATCTCTGATCCCCTTTATCATTTCTCTCTGCTTCAAATAGCTTAAAATCATGATTATAGTGCCACCTATTACAGTCTATCTGTCTTTTAGCACAATAGTTACATGTATAAATTAAATACCCATATTCATTGTCTAAAGTCCTGGATTCTATTTCAAAATGAGTTAATAAATTTTTAGTCTGTCTCAAAGAATAAACAGATAATAACATAAGTCTTAATTGGGTATCCTTACAGTCAGATGAGCTGGGGAAAAACTCATCCCCTCGGGATAAGTCCACTTCCCAGAGTTCTTTTCTGGTTATTCTCCTTTGTCCTCTCGGCGACGGCGACGGGGTCCAAGAGCTGCTAGCCATGATAATATCCTAATAATAAGGATAAGGAGAACGATAACAACTATGCCAATAATTACTGGTTTGGCATAGGTTAATAAGCTGAAGGTAGTTCCAAAGATGCCATCAGCTATTTTCCCGAGGAAATCTCCAATCTTACTTACAGTCTGGGCAGCTGCAGGCCAGATGTCTTCTAAGGCTTTTCCAAGTTGCTTTGTCCACTCGGCGTAATCACCTTCGTGCAGATCGAGTCTTAATAGCTCTGCTTCTGATCTCTTAATTTGGTCTTTTATATTCTCCCATGTGCTTGTTATTTCGATCTTAAGCCCTTTAATTTTGGCGATTAGCCCTACCAAATGTGGAAGTCTGACTTGCAGCTGTGGTATGTGTGGTTGGAATGTGAAAGTTTCGAGACTGGTTCGAAGAGGCTTCTTCAATGTGGTTCCAAAACATCTGACAGTATCATTAACTGTTACTAGTACAGGTTCATATGGTGGAATTGCACAGTCTGTGTGTGAGGACATAATCAAATAACTTCCATTTTTCAAAGGATAAATCCATACATAAGGATCCTTTATTTTCTGAGCGGTAACTGGACAGTCAGATCCTGTCTGATTTCCACATGGTTCATGTTGAAGGATTTCTTCGCATACCAGATAATCCAATTCTTGACATCCCTTGAGTTCTAGATAAGTCAGTTGCTCACAGTCTTGGTTAACTATTTCATAAGGATGTTGTAATTCTACCCTAGCAAGATGACCAGCATTTTTAATCAAATGTCCTATATTTTGTATCTTCCAATTGGTTAACCAGACCTTTTTTGGTATTATAAGTTCATAATATATCCCAAGCTCCCAAAGGGTCATATCAGGACGATTTATTTGTTGTATGACTCTATAGGTCATACTGCGGGCAGTGCGTCTTATGACATTCATTAGTGCTTCGTCAGCCTGTAATTGTTGTTGTATCCATGTGGAGTCTATTAAATTCCAGTCCACTCTGTTTTCAGTTAGCAACAGCCGCAGGGTAGACAAATGAGTATGCAATATTTGTAACCCGTGAGCTGCCTCTAGCATACTGATATCATGTACAGTTGCTTCCATTAAAGTCACTATATGTTCTTGTAAGAGATGTATTCCTGCCGCCAGGTTTTCATCATTCAAATCTGATATCTTAGCCAAAGTACTAATAGCCTGATTCATAGACAGGCCAGATGTTTGAAGCTTTCTAAAATTATCACCTCTTTTCCTTCTTCCACAACTCTTCCTCTTTGTTACATCTCTTTTTTTATAAGAGACAGGCATTTGGTTATAGAAAGGAGTAAATGCTCGTGAGGCTGGTACTTTACCCAAATCTATTCCATTGTTCTGTAAGACCCTTAAGAGTTGATTAATTACATCTTCCAAATCATATGAGGTCCCCTTTTGAATACATTCTTGATATAAAGATTGTACCTTATATGGCTCTGTAGATAAACTATAATTTTGTATACAAATTGGCGAAGGAAACATTTTTTGATATGCCAAGAACCCAAAATCGTTAGCTAATTCAAATTGATCATATTTAGGATAAAAAAGGCATCCATATTCAGAACATTTTATCTCATCTTTTCCTTCATTATTTGTAGATAATAGTCTCCAGTGTCTACACGCATATGGATGAGCTGTCTTATTAGCTATTCTGGTATAATTAATACATTCAGGAGGAAAAGATATATTTCTGCTGTACACATAACAATCTCCTTCCCATAAAGACCAAGTATAATAACTTTGGTTTAGAAGCATAACGGCTTCAGGTTTGGTACAAAAATCTAATGGGTTTAATTCTCTAAACAGCCTGGCTTGTCCTTTAGGGGTCCATGTTGGTGGCAAAGCTCTATCTTTTAGAATGGAAGAGTTATTTTCTGTCAAATTTAGCATCTTCTTCCTATATGTTTCTTCCTTTTGTTCAGAGGTTCTATTAAGATACCACCAGTTTCCATATAGCTGATCACTGCAAAAAATAGTGGCATTATATTGTTCTGGATACAACACTCTGTATGCCCCGATACGTGCAATTCCATATAAGGAGGTCAGGTTAACGTTTTGTAAACCATATCTTGGAGGTTGTAAATATAAATCATAAGCATTTTGTTGCATATAGCCCAAGGGTCTATAGGGATGATCTGGTAATGGACATTGGTCTTGTATAATCTCTGAAGTAGGCCAGACACGCCTACCAGGTTGCCATACTATATAGCAGTGTGCAAACTGCTGATAACATCTCTTATGTATATATTGGTCTTGAGTTGAGGGATCCCCTACTGGTAATTCAAAAGGAAGCACCACATTACTTAATGCAACCATCTCTTCATTAATCATATCCACCAACAAATGTTTCATATACAAATCCAAATTCATAGATTGGGCTATTGAACCAGAATCAATCATAACAATTTGTGAAATACCCAAAACCCTCTCCTTGTCAATAATAGGTTTAGGAAAGGGTTCCAAAAAGACCCCTTGGGGTATATGTGTAATATTGATGTTAACAGCTCTATCAGCTAAATGCACAGCTCGCCTTAATCTAGTAACGTGGGGACCAACAGGAGGAACATGTGTTAAAACATCTGTATGATTCCAAAACAACACAGGGCCAGGCACATCAATAGCTGCTTTCCACTGCATTCTAAAAACAGTCACTATAACAGCTATGATCATAACAGATATCAAAACACAAACAAACAGTAACCAAGCCATTACACGCGGTGAGGTAGCACATAACAAATACATCCAATACTTAATCCGCAAACAAAGAGGCAATGGCTTAGTCATGTCAGGATTATAAACAGGCAAATCTATCTGCACATCAGGTATGGCCTCTCTGATCTTGTTGACATTCTGTCGGTACCTCCACTGCATCCATTCGGGTAGAGTCATTGGAGGTGTCATGATGAGGTGTCTTCTTCAGATTATCTATAGACACAATTCTTTCCTGGCCGCCTGGGCCAGCTATTACCACAGTTTTAGGATTTAATACCTTCAAAATAGGAGTAGGCTTTTTCCATTTAGGCCTTAACTGTGCAGGTCTATTTACCCTCTCCTGGACCAGAAGGCCAGGACAAGGAGTCCACTTGGGTAGAGTGGGGTGTTGAGCGGGCTGTTCCAAAGCCGTTCTGATCTCTTGCAGTACTGCCAACTGTTCTTCTCTGGTCAAATCCAATGTACTTAGATCCTGGAAGGGAAGATTACAATCCACTCCATACATCAATTGATGTGGCGTTTTGCCTATTTTTGCATTTGGAGTATTATTCAATGCCAATTGAACAGTAGGTATAAGTGGGTACCACTTTGTAGGCCGTCCAACCAATAGTTTTGTCAAGAGTCGTTTTATCTCACTGTTTTTCCTTTCAACTTTACCACTACTTTGGGGATGATAAGGAGAACTGTATTCCATTTGTATACCCTTGTCTTTGGCCCAGGCGACCAAAGTTGCAGAGGTGAATGCTGATCCTTGATCAGAATGCAGCACCTTAGGAATAGCAGTACCAGTGAGATGATTGAGAGCCTTGACAGTTGCATTGGCTGTTTGTGCCTTAGTGGGGTACAACCATGTATACCCTGTGCCTTCATCTACTATTACTAATACATGATAATATCCATCAGAAGGTGGCAAAGGCCCAATGTAATCCATATAATATTTTTGAAAAGGTAATCCAGTTTTTTCTTGCACAATATAAGATTTATTAGGAACGTTATCAGTATTTGTTATTATACAATTAGTACATGTTCTTATATATTTGGATATATCCTTGATTAGATTGGGCCACCAATATTTATTTAAGATTTTAATATACATAGTATTTTTTCCCAAATGTCCTGAACCAGGTCCTTTATGAGCTAGTTCCAAAATTTTTACTCTATCATCTTTTGATGGTATTATTTTTTCACCATCTGTTCTTTTTACATAGACCTGTCCATCCCTTAAGGTATATTCATATTTAGATGGATATCCCTTTGGATTAGGTGTTTGTTTATCAAGGAGTTGATGCAGCTCTGCGTCCAGACTGGGTAAGGTTTGGACTGAAAAGACAGTGTAACTGGCCTTGACTGCCAATTTATCAGCAGCATTGTTGCCCATGGCATAAGGTGATTGCAAATCATTTTGATGGCCTGGCTCATGTATCACGTGGATATCGGCCTTATGTTTTTTACAGTCAGCTATTGATTTCCATTTACTCACATGTTTCAGTGGCTTTTTCTTATTATTAACAAAACCATTAGAAACCCAAAAATCTAATTCTTGATTATAGCTCTTAGCTACATAGTCACTGTCAGTTACTATTAGTACTGGTCCCATTTTTCTTATGGCTTGTTTTAGAGCAAATTCAAAAGCAGCTATTTCAGCAAATTGTGCTGTATGATCCCCCAGGGGTATAGACCATTCTTGTATAATGTTCATTTGAGGTTGATATCTTACTGCAATTATTCCCATACCTGCTGAATGTTGTTTATCTTTTTTAGGGGATTTTATAGAAGAACCATCTGTATAAAACACCACCTCATATTCTGATAATGGTAGTATATCAACTTCATTTCCTAAGGTAGTTTGTGGAAGATTTTGTAAATCTGGTAATGTATCATCATAATGAAATATTAATCTAGGATCTTCAAAATAAGTTTGCCATTTTAACCACCGAATTGATAATGCCTTCCTTTCTGTTAAGGGTGTTTTCTGTATTCTGGTCATAGAGTGTATGGGAGAATATACCCATATAGGTTGGCCCATGGCTAAATCAAATGCCTTCAATAACGCCTTATGTATGGTGGTCATTACTTTCTCTGTAATAGTAAATTTTAACTCTGTTTTGGAAAAAACCACATTGTGATATGCTATAGGCTTAATACTTCCCTTATTGGCAAACTTAATATATCCAGCAGTGGGAGAAACATGTACTTTTACTATTAATTCGACATCTGGTTTCCTTTGTTCTAAGTTCTCAGATGCATTTAATTCTTTAATAATTTTTTGTAAAATGGCAGTATGTTTAGTTTCCCATGGAATATAAATTCCTTTTGCAAGAGGAATTAATTGATAAAGTGGTGTTATTAATTCTGAATAATTAGGAATAAAGTTTCTTGCAAAATTAAGTAGACCCAAGATACTTTGTAATTGTTTGAGGGTATTAGGCGGTGTTATATCTAACAGCTTTGACTTATATGAATCCGTTAACCCTCGTCCTGTTTGTGTTATTTGAAATCCCAAAAAGTCTACAGTATGTTGACCTAATTTACTCTTTTTTAAAGAGACAATATACCCTGCTGTTTGTAATTTCTGAAATAGCAAATCCATAGTTTTCAAATGTTCTTCTTCTGTATCATTACTAAAATATACATCATCTACATAAACTTCTACATTAGGTATATCTTTTAAAAGATCTACAACATCTGCAGTAAATAAGGCAGGTGAATTAAGGAATCCTTGAGGTAAAGTTGTCCAAACATAAGATTTTCCATTCCATGTAAAGGAAGTTATCCATTGATCTGACTCCTGAATAGGATGAGCCCAAAAACCATTGGCCAAATCTAATGTTGTTTTATATTGGCCTCTATATAAAGTATTTAATAAACTAGCTGAATGACAATTTTGGGTAGCTATTGCAGGAGTCACTTTATTTACAGCTCTATAATCCAGTACCATTCTCCATCGTCCATCAGGTTTTGGTACTGGATATACAGGTGTATTCATAGGACTAGTTTGTTGTTTTAATACACCTTGTTTTAATAAATCATCAATTACTATTTGTATATCTGCTTTAGCTTTAGGATTAATCCTATATTGTTTTTGAGGCTTGGGATTGAGAGTGCCAGTAGCAATCTTATGTGGAGTAATTCTTCTATGTCCCACTTGATTTTCCCATTTCTGCCACAAATTATCATATTTAATAAAGAGGTCCTTTAAATATTTCTTCCCTTCAGATGACAAATTAGTAGTGTGAAGTAATTGTTCTTGTTGTTTTTGTATATCTATCTTAATAGTCAATTCTAATTCATATTTTTTATACCAAGGAATATCTGAGGGTGCTATAATTACATAGTCCAATTGTGTCCCTATTACCTCAGCTGCTAATTTTCTTCCTTGTATTTTAAATGTTAAATAGTATACTTTCTCTTTTGTTATACCGTGTATAGTTTGAATAGTTCTTTCTCCTATTGGTTCTTCTTCTATAAGGAATATCGCAGGGACACAAGTTATTTCAGCTCCTGTATCATAAAATCCCTTAAGGCTGTTGCCCTTGATTTGTACTTGGAGAGGCTGTAGGGCTTGCATTTTGTTGTAGCTGAGAAGATTCAACTTGCCTCACTGTATGTACTGTGTTATTTCCACTATTGGTATTTCTTCCAGGGCCTCTTCTTGAGCCCTGTTGTTGCTGGGGAAGTTGTCTCTCTTGACCACTCTGATTGGTTGAGTCTCGTCCTCGATAAGGATTGGGGTTGTCAGGCCCTTGATTCGAACCGTATCTTTGCGGTTGGCTGGGTCTGGGTCTAAAAAAGTATCTTCTCTGTGAGTCAGTTCCTCTATTTTGCCATTGTCGTTGATTTCCACGCTGATTTGTCTGGTTCGAAAAAGTGTTCTGTTGTTGGGGCTGAGTTTGCGGTTGATTACCACCAGCTGTTTCCTGTCGTCGCTGGTTCGAAGAGACGGGCAGAACTGGTCCTCGTCGGGGGCCTGTTCGTCCTCGTCCTCTTCCTCTTGTAACAGGAACAGCGGTGTCTCTTTGTGTTAAACCCCCTGGGAAGTTCAGGGGTCGACCAAGAGGATCAAGCCCCAGTACTTCATAGACTTCTCGGATTATAAAACCAGCTTGTATAATCCTGGCTTGGTTGTTTGGCAACGCATCAAGTCTAGCTTGAATTGTTACAACACTGGCCTGTCCAGGAAGACATCGCCGGATTACACTCCAAGTCAAGTCCCAGTCATCATTTGTAAACATAAGACCCATTTCTAATGCCATGACAACACCGTTCCTTTGGGCTATGCCTTTTAACACATCGCTTAGCGCATGTAAAGCAGTTGCTCCAAAAGTTCGCTGCCATATGAGATGAACTGCTTCATGCCAACTTCCTGCCTCATTCATTCCAAGTGCTAAACCTGGATGTCGAGCAGTGATGGCATTAACCAAGCGAGTTAAAGTTCCAGCGTCCATAGCGGGATATACACCAGTTAAGGCTGGTATAGACTGTGCCAGCCATAAGGGGACGTCCCTTATTTGAGCGGGTGTTTCCCCTATTACTGCTCTAATATGAGTAATAGGTAAATGGTGTATAGGTTGAACTGGTGGAACCGGAGGATTCACTGGAGCCGGTGGTGCTGGAGGAGGTACTGGTGGTGGCACAGGAGGTCCAGGTATAGGAGGTTGTGCTGGTGCAGGTAGGGGCCCTACTGGTGGCTGTGGCTGTATTGCTCCTGGCATTCCCATTCCCATCATTTGCCTTCTAACATGTAATAATCGCACACACATTTCCCTCAAGAGTCTCACTTCTCGCCTTGCTGCTCCTAGATTCACTATTTCTTGTGGTATCAAGTTTTCCTCTATGGGAACAAAATGCTCTGATGGATCATCACCAACTTGAAATTGACCATCATGTAGTGGGCCATGCCTATTAGGTCCCCCTGCTGGTTGAACATTATTAAAAATATTTCTAGCTGCATTATGAGAGACAGCAACTACTATACCTCTATTTTCCGCCGGTAAACCTGTATCTTCATATTCAGGTTGGGCCAATGGTTGTCCTGTATTTGGATCAACCAAACGTAATCGTACCTGTAGCCATCGATCTCCTATACCCCATTGTCCCGAGGTAAATCTTATATTTATAATATCATTATCGGCCAAAATACCTCCTGCAGGGTAATATCCCTGTAAAGCCACTGGATCAAAAGTCTCGTTTTGAGCCATTTATAACTTCAATGAAGTTATACCCTAGGGTTAATGTATACAAAAACCGGCTTTATCGAGCCCCACGTTGGGCGCCAATTGTCGCGGTATCTCCTTAAAATAGGGAATACTCTAAGGCCTATATTAAGTATGAGTATAAAACTCTCTTAAGTAGCCCAGGTATTTATTTCCTTTAAGGAGATGTTTCTCACTTAAGAGTGATAAGAAAGCAACAATAAATTTATTTTATGGTTCTCGAATAAAGCGGTTTATTGTATAAGCAATCACACATTTATATTATTTTATGCAGAGCAAATTAAGTGCATCATCAAACTCCAAATAATCATAAAATATATTCTTACCCAGTCTGTGGCCTGCTCGACTCACTCCGGACGCAGCCGAATATGTGAGTGAGTGGCCCTCACAATCTGATCTTATTTATATTTTAATTTGGTTGGAAAAACTTATTTTGTCCATTGATTCGAATCAGAGTTCTGTCAGTGTACTCGAACACAGAATGCGTCACGCTTGGTTTCACTTCCTAATTGTATTTCATATTCGTTTATTAACTTATGTATTTCATATTGACTAATATAAATTCCTAAAAAGTGAACTGGCTGGATGAACTTATATATGTACGTTCATCCTGTCCGTCCACTGATCTGAGAGAGGACAGGTATTACATTCCTCGATGTGTGTTTTGTTGTACGAGCCATCCCTCAGACTGGGATTAACTACTTCCTACTTCTATCTATATGCGTATGCGGAAGCATCTTAAAACCGAAACTAAAAGGGGAGTTCGTCCCAGGTTAGCGGCTATCGTATCAGGCTAAACAGGGATCGAACCACCGGGAGCAAGGAAGAATATACATAACCTTCTGAGTTCTTAACAGGTTGAGCTATCCTCCCGGCTCCTAAAAATATAAGGTTTGTGGTTAACATAAGGGTCCTCACGACAGTGGAGAGGTGAGTATTGAACTCTCACACTGTCATGAGCACCAGACTATGGGGTTGCTGTCAGTTGAATGCTATTATGCATTAGCGAGCTGAGCTAGCCCCATAATCCTTTAATCCCTTTCTGGTTCTCCTAGATAAAGAGGATCGTCATCAGAGGAATCTTCGCCAGGGTGAGGAAGCGCCGCCTCAAGGACACGAGCCAAGTTCTGGCGAGCCTCCTCCTCATCGTCTGAACTGCTGGGACTATCTAAAAGGTCAGAGACAAAGCGTCCTCCTATTTTATGGTGGCGAGGGTGTTTTGGACATATGCTAGGATGTGTCTTTAGAATCTTAGGAGCTAAGGCTTTATCTTCTTCCTCATCTGAAGTATCAGGCCCAGTGGATATATAAGTTCTTCCTTCGGGTCTGACTATACACCAACCAGGGGGCAGCATAGCACAAGCAAATTCTGCTATTTCTTGATGTGTTTCACTGCCATCTAGTGGTTCTCTTGCTCTATCATCTACATCCTCCATCTGGAACCATTCTTGTACTTCAGTACTGGAAAAAAATAGCTATATTCTTAGTCTCTGGATCCTCATTCCATGACA